TCGCCTCCTTTCTGACTGGGGCCTCATCAGTATTATAAAAGAAGAGTCAATACAAGATATTGCACCTCTAAATCAAATCAAAGTTTTACCCTATAAGGATAAGCATGAGTGGAAACTAGAACAGAAATATAATATAGGAAAGAAAACAAAAGTAGAGGAAACAGTATCATAAAGTAGAGTTCTCCACCTTCTACTTTTTAGTGCATCTTGTATAATTAGTAGTGTGAATGCTTAATAGGTTCACATTTACACTACACTCGCTTTTAAAGGAGGCACTATCATGGCAGATCTAGCACGCTATACTACATCAAATCTTGGAGACTTGATGGACAGAATATCCAAAAATAGTATTGGACTAGATAATTATTTTGATCAGTTCTTTGAACTAGGACACTCTCAAACTTATCCACCATACAATCTTATTCATGTGGATAATGTAGAATCAAAACTTGAGATTGCTCTTGCAGGTTTCAAAAAGAAAGAAATCAAAGTCTATACTGAGTATGGAAAACTAACTGTTGAAGGAAATAAAGAAGACAAAGGTGAAGCAAACTATGCACATAGAGGACTTGCATCAAGATCCTTCAAGAGAGCATGGTCACTATCTGATGATATTGAAGTAAAAGATGTATCATTTGAAGATGGATTACTAGTTGCTACACTAGGTAAGATTGTTCCAGAACATCATGCCAGAAAAGACTATCTCTAAATAGAAATGTTCGAGATGGATCAGCACCCTTTACAGGGTGCTTTTTTATTGCTATAATATTAGTATTGAAATATTTAATTGTTATGACACTTCCAAGAAAAGATTATTTAAATGAGAATAATTTTAAATTTCTCTCTGATACAGGGGTAGGTAAAAAAAATAGTTTAACTATAAAAGATGCAGAGAGTTTTGTTTCTCAAGGTAATATACTTCTTAGATGTGCTAAGTGGGATAAAAAGGTAGACAGAAATGCATTTGAAAAAGTTGTTGCAATTATAGAGAATGCAGTTGCAGATGCAAAACAGAATGCTTGTGAGGGTTTACCTTTTACTTTACCAATGCAACATGAAGAGACACCAGAACAATTTAAAACACCCTTAACAGAAAATTATAATTTGTAATATGACAGTAAAACTTGCATTGTTAAAGTCAGGAGAGGAAGTTATCTCTGATATAACTGAGATGATAACTGATAAACAAGTTGTTGTAGGATATTATTTTGAAAATCCTTGCAGAGCAATACTTACAACACCTGAGATTCAAGTGGAGGAAAGTCAAGCATCTGATAAACAACCTGTTGCTATAAAATTATTACCTTGGATGCCTCTTGCTGATGAAGAGAAGATACCAGTGGTTGCAGATTGGGTTATCAGCATAGTTGAACCTCAACCTAAACTCAAAGACCTATATACCAAAGCATGTGAAAATTATGAAAAAAGAAAATCTGAAAGTAATAGTTCTATTGACAAAGGAACTGCTAATAGCACAGATAGAGGAAGTTCAGAGTGAACTAGGTGAACCTGATTGTAAACTAATTGAACCCTTTGTTTATGATTATGAAAATGGTACACTCTATCCTTGGTTGTTAGATTTAACAACTCAAAATACATTTATGATTTCATCTGATAAAATATTGACTTTGGCAGAACCAAGTAGTAAAATAGTAAAGAAGTATGAGAGTGTATTAGAGGAATGAGGTTTTATACCAATGTTCAAATGATTGGTAACAACTTTTTGGTTCGTGAAGTTGTTAATGGTAAGAGAGAAATATACAAAGAAGAATATTCCCCTACATTATTTGTAAAATCAAATAAGAAAACAAAATATAAAACTCTTGATGGTGAAAATGTTGAACCAATAAAACCTGGTACTGTTAAAGATTGTAGAGAGTTTTTCAAGAAGTATGATGGTGTAGATGGATTTAAAATATTTGGTAATAATAGATATATCTTTCAATACTTGTCAGACAAATATCCACAAGATGAAGTAAAGTTTGATATTAATCAAATTAATCTTGTGACAATGGATATTGAGGTTCAAGCTGAACAAGGATTTCCAGATCCTGAGTCTTGTTCTGAAGAGATGTTAACCATATCTTTACAAGATTATGCTACTAAACAGATTACAACTTGGGGTAGAAAACCATATACACCCACACAAGAGAATGTAAAATATTATCACTTTGATGATGAGATTGAAATGCTTAACTCTTTCTTATATCATTGGTCAAAGAATCCTCCTGATGTTGTTACAGGGTGGAATATTAGATTGTATGATATCCCATATCTTTGTGGAAGAATCAGTAGGATTATGGGTGATAAGAAATGTAAGTTATTATCACCTTGGGGTTTAGTGTCACAGGATGAAATCTATATTTCTGGTAGAAGATATAATGTTTATGATATTGCAGGCATGACAACTCTTGATTATCTTGAGTTGTATAAGAAGTTCACTTATAAGGCACAAGAGTCATATAGATTAGATTACATTGCTAATGTAGAATTAGGTCAGAAGAAACTAGATCACTCTGAGTTTGATACCTTTAAAGATTTCTATACTGGCAACTGGAAGAAGTTTGTAGATTACAACATCATTGACGTTGAATTAGTAGACAGACTTGAGGATAAGATGAAGTTGATTGAGTTGGCACTTACTATGGCGTATGATGCTAAAGTCAACTATCAAGATGTGATGTATCAGGTAAGAATGTGGGACACTATCATCTATAATTATCTAAAGAAAAGAAATATTGTTATACCACCTAAAGATACAAGTAGTAAGAATGATAAGTATGCTGGTGCTTATGTAAAAGAACCTATACCAGGCAAATATGATTGGGTGGTTTCCTTTGACTTGAATAGTCTATATCCACATTTGATTATGCAGTATAATATTTCTCCAGAAACTTTGCTAGAAACAAAACATCCATCTGTTACAGTGGATAAGATACTTTCTCAAGATATAACTTTTGAGTTATATAAAGATAGTGCTGTATGTGCAAATGGTGCTCAATATAGAAAAGACATAAAAGGATTTCTGCCTGAGTTGATGGAAAAGATGTATGCAGAAAGAGTTGTCTTCAAGAAAAGAATGCTACAAGCAAAACAACAGTATGAAAAGACTCCTACTAAAACTCTAGAGAAAGAAATTGCTAGGTGTAATAATATTCAAATGGCAAAGAAGATATCTCTTAACTCTGCCTATGGTGCTATTGGTAATCAGTATTTTAGATACTATAAACTTGCTAATGCAGAAGCAATTACACTATCAGGACAGGTTTCAATCAGATGGATTGAGAACAAAATGAATGGATATCTAAATAAATTGTTAAGAACAGAAGATATTGATTATGTTATTGCATCAGATACAGACTCTATATACATCAATTTTGGCCCTCTTGTTAATAAATTTTTTAATAATAAACTTGATGATAAAGCTAAGATTGTTTCCCTTTTGGATCAAATTTGCCAAGATAAACTTGAACCATTTATTGATAAATCCTATCAAGAACTTGCAAATTATGTAAATGCCTATGATCAAAAAATGTTCATGAAAAGAGAGAACATTGCTGATAGAGGTATATGGACTGCAAAGAAAAGATATATTCTAAATGTCTGGGATAGTGAGGGAGTAAGATATGAGGAACCCAAACTTAAGATGATGGGTATTGAAGCAGTTAAGTCTTCAACACCTGCACCTTGTAGAAGAATGATTAAGGATGCCCTTCAACTAATGATGAGTGGCACAGAGGAGGATGTAATTAAATTTATTGATGACTCTAGAGTTCAGTTTAAAAAGTTACCACCAGAGGACATTGCTTTTCCTAGGACTGTATCTAATGTAGATAAACATAAATCAACATCTACAATCTATGCAAAGGGGACTCCCATTCATGCAAGAGGAGCACTCTTATACAATCACTATATTAAGAACAAAAAACTGGATAATAAATATTCTTTGATCAACAATGGTGAGAAGATAAAGTTCTGTTATCTAAAGAAACCTAATTGGATTCATGAGAATGTTATATCTTTTATTTCAGACTTTCCAAGTGAGTTAGACCTTGACAAGCATATAGATTATGAACTACAATTTGAGAAAGCGTTTGTTGAACCTGTCAAGGTGATATTAGATGCCATAGGATGGAATGTTGAAAAAGTAGTCAACTTAGAATTATTCTTCACATGAAAGACCAAAGTAAAATTGATGTTGACTCACCCACAGAAAAATGGGATAGAGCAAAGAGTTTATTATTAGAATCATTATATAAACCTGATGATTCACTTAGATCTTGTTCACACAATCAACAATGTTTCAAAGAAATGATGGCACTACGTGATCAAGTTATTGATTATGTAATAGCACTAGAAAACCCACATTCTAAACCATTATCTAAATGGAGATGATTACTTAATTTATTATGTTTTATAAAAATGTCAGTCTAGTTACTGGTGGATTTGATCCCATACATAGTGGGCACATGTCATATTTTTCAAGAGCAAAAGATTTCTCAGACTTTCTTGTTGTTGGTATCAACACTGAGGAATGGTTAACAAGAAAGAAAGGACAATACTTTCAATCATGGAAAGAAAGAGCAGAGATCATTCGTCATTTGACAATGGTAGATGCTGTCATCACTGTTCCTGATGATGATCAGGGATCTGCATGTGGTGCTATTGCTAAATGTCTAGAGATTGCAGATAAAGTTATATTCTGCAATGGTGGTGACAGAGGTAAATCTAATACA